GGTCTGGGCCGTGCCGGTGACGAAGGAGACGGTGAGGTAAGGAGAAATGGTCGTGGCGATTGCCGTTGTGGGAAAGGAAATGGTCACGTTGCTGTTCGCAATGTTCGACACACTCGACACATAGACCGGACCCGTGATGGGCAGACCCGCCACGTACTGACCCAGCTGAACGCCACCTTGGCCGAGAGGACTGACGACTTGGCTGAGTGGAAGGGGAAAGGAAGTGGTGCTGGCGGGTACATTGATTGCAGACGCAACGTTGATCTGAGCAGCGCACGTAGGAGCGTACAAGCTTGCGACGTTTCCAGTGAGGAATGAGGTTCCCATGAAGTTAGCAGATGCGTTGGAAAAGGAGAGGACCACGTTCGAAAAGTAGCCCTGACCAGACAAGGGAGTGAAGGCGTTCGAGAAAGACTGAACGACTGCCACGTTGGTCTGAAGATTGGCAGTCTGACCAATCACGAGCATGCCTGGGAACAAAGGGCCGGTCGTCTGGGTCAGGGAAACGTTCGCCAAGTTGGAGCTCAGAACGGTGTCGGACAGAATGTTGGCAGTTGCCTGGGGCTGGGCGGGGAGCACTGGGGTGGTGGTGTTGCCGATGGTCACAGTCTGGCTCAGGAAGGGAGACCACGTGATGCGAACCTCCACGTCATGGAACTGCAGGCCAATCAGTGGCAGACACACGGACCAGTCCTTGCAAAAGAAGAACTTGAGGGGCAGGAACGTGTTCTTCTGGTTGTTGAAGGTGGTGCTGTTGAGGTTCAGGTACCGCTGAGAGTAGTTCTGGGCACCGGTGATGGGCTCGATGTCGGTCATGTACTCGATATCTTGGGTGTCCACGATCTGGCCACCAATCAGCAGCTCAACCTTGTCAATCACCTTGGTCCAGTCCACATTGACCATCTGGGCACCGTTCGAATCACGAACCGTAAGGTAGACGTAGCTCAAAAGGTCACCTTTCTTCTCGAAACGGATCGTGGAAATGCCGCCAGCAATGGGCTGGCCCTGAATCACCTGACGCTCCACAGAGTTGGAGTAGTGGGTATAACGCTTGTAGTTGGACCGGTAAAAGGAAACCTCGGGCTTGCCGGTCAGCCAAGCGTCCTGAGCGCCGACGGCGACGAGTTGAACAACACCTCCCGACATTTAGTACTAGCCCATATTTTTTTGCCGTGTCCTAATTCACAGAAACGGTATTGAAGGGCAAAGTGCCCATAACTGGGTCGGATTTCTTTGGATCGGCCAACGAGTATGCCAAAGGATTCTTTTCAAGCTGCTGGATGGCAATATCCAAGAATCCATTCGAAGCACGTGGATTTGGGTTGGACTTGAACTCGTTGAGCGGATCGTCAAACTCTGGGGGCAGGGTGCCACGACCTTGATTGGTGCCTGTGAGCCCCATGGGCCCAACTGGAACGGGTTCCGACTCGATACGAAGCTGAGTCGCAGCGCCCACTTGGTTGACTGGATCGTTGCGAACATTCATACGAGCGGCATTCGCGGCCCGATCTGGCTTGGTGCGATAGCCGGACGACCGAGTCAAATCGGTGTCCGTGTAGCACGTCTTGCCCTCTGCATAGGGCTGGGACACGTTGTACTGTGGCGGACCGTCCGAGAGGGTGTCTGTACGCAGACCCGTTTCTGACCGAATAGTCGGTTTCTTGGTCTTGAGGAAGTTTGGACGACCCTCTGCACCGACCAGTGCGCTCTGAGCGCCACCGCCACCATATGCCCCTGGATCGCGGAAAGCAGTCTTTGTAGCAGCCGCCTGGTGTGTAATGTCTCCGATGTACGCCGCCCCACCGTTCTTGACGACGGGGTTGGAAGGGCCCGCCCGCCCTTCGAGCGTGGTCAGACGCTCCTCATTGATATTTGTAGGCAAAACGCGGAAGTAATCTTGGAACCCGCCGGACGCAAGTACATTAGGTCCAACGCCCAAGCCGGGACCGATGCGCATGGGCTGCTCGAGAGGGGACAAATTGTTCTGCTTGTTCGTGATGTATTCGCGGTTGTACAGGTCATACACGGGCTGACCATACGGGAACCGAGAGTTTGTAGGCGTCACGTCCTGAAGATTCGGAACGGCATCCTTGGGTTGGAGCCGCCAATCACCGATACGACGACCAAAGTTTGGATTTGTGTTCCGAAGATCAAATCCATCTGCACTGTGACCGACTGAATCGGCCATCATATCCACGTCACGACGGGTCAAAGGGGCTTTGGGTTTCGTGGTTGTCGGTGGGGCCGAAGTCTTATCAGACTCCGCGAGCGTCTTACCGGCAAACACAAGACCAACAACGGCTGCAAGAGCCAGAGGATCCATTGATATTAATGTATCTTTTTTTTGGACTAGGGAACACAAGGAGTCCTGCGGACTCCGACTTGGGGGTTTTACCGGTCCCACGTCTTGACGCCCTTGGTGTAATAACGCTGAGCGAAGCGCTGATTCTGGTACTCCCCAAACGTGTTGATGGGATTCCAGCCGATGACGCGCAGGGGCAAGGTGACGTACGTGTTGGGGAAATCATAGGTCTGCTCGGACCATCCCTTTTTCCATGCCGTTGTGGGCTCTTCACGGAGGCTGCTCTCAACTTCCGTCTTATCCGCCAGAACCACTTGGGCCGGACCGTACCATATACCCTTTTCAAGGGTCAGAGGGCTTATATCAAGCGTCGGCATTATTACTTTATCCTTACATTTAATTTCCAGCCTCCATCTGGACACGCTCTGGGAAGGTGGAGTAGAAGCGATCTGGATCGCATGCGGCACCGCCTTGGTCGTGACACTTTGCAGCGAAAGGCCTGCCGTACGCCGCCTGAGCAAAGCCCGTTTGGTCGTTTGGAATCGTTGTGGCGGGCATTGAGTAAAAGTTGCGTTCGGCATCACGCAGACGCTCGAAAGGGTGAATCTGGCTCCATGCAGTCTGGACCTTATCGCGGACGCTTGGGTACCACGCCGCTGCGGGCCGGTCTGGGTTGTCCACGTAATCACTCAAAAGAACGTTCCCCATGGAGTTTTCCGTGGTGGGGAGGGTCGCGTTCGGGCGAAAAATAGTCGAATACCGCGCATCTCCAATAGTTGGACGAAGGGATCCATCCTTGATCATGTTTGTGGTCCACATGTAATACACAATTGCAAGCGCTATGCCTCCAAGGGCGAATACGCGAGCGTCCCGATTGATAATGTAAACAATAACCATAGCATACAGAATGAAGCGAGTCGTTGCCGCGACGCGCTGATCGGCCGTCTGCGTCGCGGTGGGCCAAAATGTCAAGAGGTCACTTGACTTGAAGACGTTTCTGGGATCCATTACTTCTATTTGCGAATATTCTTTTTCTTTTTGCCTGAAGGAGGGAGCCGAGGGGGTGCTGGCGCCCCTCCACCGCCAAGCAGGGACGCAAACGGGTTCCCAGCTCCACCTCCCATCATCTGACTCAGCATACTGTTGACACCGGCCATCAGGGATGCCTCATCTGGCTGACCGTTTGGTCCGAGCTTCATGTTCTTGGCGCAGTTCTCGGCGGCCGCCTCGATGGCGCTGAGCGTCTCTGGAGGGAACATGCTAAGGGTCGTTGCAATCATGTACATGGACGAAAGGTACTGCCAAATGGCCTGTTTTGTGTTGGCTGAGCAGTCCTCACGCTTCCAGATGACGTGAAGGTTCAGATTCTTTGCAAACTCATTCTCTTCGCAAAAAAACGACTCGTCGTGCGCCGTCATTTGACCGGACCAAGGTGCGACCTGTTTCATAAACGTCTTGCAGTTTGGACCCGTCTTGGCGGGCTCGTCAGGGAACACGGTGCTGAGCTCCCCGAGGAACTGGTTCATTATCTCATCGAACGCTTTTAGGGTGGTCATCTATCACAAATTAAGGACGTAGTCCTTAAGTTAAAAGGGCTCCTTCAAAACTGGACCGGAGTCGCCCTGCCCCTGACTCACGATGAAATACACGAGGAGCGCCACCAAAAATGCAGGCTTGAAATAATCTGAATTCTTCAATTTCTCTTCGTTATTCATTTTTGATTTCAAATAGACGTAGGCAGTGACTGTGGCTGCGGCAATGACGGCGGCACTCATGGGTTCACGACAGTATTGATCCATCTGGTATTAGGTGTGGTTTAATTTTTGAATTTTCGTTGGCGCGTCTGGAAACAGGGACTCGCCGTCGTCCATTGCGGGCGTGGTTCCCGGAACGCTCGGAGGGGTCAAGGAGTTGTTGACTGTCACAGCGGTATCAACCCCTCCAGGAGTCTTTCCAAACTCCATGTTTCCCGTATTTTGGGGGAGGCCTTCCGCTGGGTCTTCGGGCTCCTCCAAGTCTGGGACGTCTTCGTCCTCATCTTGATTCTCATCCTCATCCTCATGATCCATGTCCAGATCCTCACCAGCTGCTGGAAGCGGAAGGTACGTATTGAGAATCTCGGCCGTTGGAATCAGGTCCTCAATCACGTCTCCAATTTTCTTATAAAATCTCTCTGTCAAATTGATGTTGCGTTCCTCTTCGGGCTTTTGGTCCACGATGATGCTGGGGTTCTCGTACAGGTCTTTGGCACACGCCTCGTAGCACCGCTGAACAAAGACGTCGTTTGCTGGGAGTTTTATAGAGATTTTCTTGGACTTTCTATCGGTCCGAATAGCACTCAGAATCTTGACATGAATCACAAACACAGCCGCCAAAAGGTTCGGGAACAAAGGCTGGTTCTTGATGATGGCTTCTGTATTTTTGAGTGAAATTGAAGAGTTCCACGTCTTGACGCCTCTGAGAAGCTCTTGGAAGACTCGCGTCATGTTCTTGCCCTGAGACTCTTTCTTGGCCTCGAGCCAAATTTCCCAAAAGGCTTCAATCATCACGGGGATCATGGCGTCGCACAACTTCTTCGTAAACCGACGCTCAGACTCATTCAGAAGATCCATTTAGTACAAGCAAAGGACTTATTTTAGGTTAATTCACGTACACACCATCGAGTTGAGACTTCCAGTAGTCCCTTTCATGTTCAAGCTGATGGATCCGAGCAAGGAGTTCCGACTCGATCTCCTCCTTGTGAATCAGTCGCCTATTGAGTCTCTCAATTTCATTTTCAAATTGCTTTGAACGTACTTTGTCTTGTTTGTTTTCCTGTAGAGATTCCCACGTCTTGTGTATCTTGGACCTTTTGTGCTGAACAAGTGATACGGCATTTTTATAACAAAATCCGGGACGGCACGGACACGTGAGTTGGACTGACACCTCCATGAGTTTGAATGATGTCGAGTCTTTATTTCTTTTTCGTGATTCGTAGTTTCTCAGCAGTCTTTTTGAGGTTGACGAGACTTGGCAGGTACGTTCCCGGATCAACCTCCTCCTTTTCCATTTCCGTCTCGAGAGCCGCCGCCTTGGTCCACTGAACCCGAATATCAAGCGGTCCGACGAGGTCCACTATGTACCCGAGCCTTTGGAGTTGACGACACATGTACCAGACAGTTGGCGGGAGGTCGTACCGTGGAAACCCTATAACAAAGGGGGGAACTGTGAGTATCGCATCCTTGCTTCCAAGTTCAGAAGCCACCTTAATTTTCCTACAAAATTGCTCAAGAAGGGCACGGTAGTACTCTTTTTTCGCAAGGTCACGGTTCTTTTCAGAAGCAACAAGTTGTTTGGCTGATACAGCCATCTACTTCTAAGTGATTAATTTTGGGGCGCAGGTGTTACGCGGGGTCTCGACCGAGCGGTCCTTTCAGGACCTTGTCTGCAAGTTACTCTGGGTAGAGATCATGTTCTGATTGTATGCAGATGAAATGTTCATCAAGTTGGGCTGGGGAGGCTGATTCTTGTACCCTTTGAGCGCCCCCTTGAATTGTGCATCAAGGTTATTCTGAATATCGACCCATGGCTGGTACTGATCGGGCTTGTACCCCGCAGTTGGATCGACCATTGCCGAGTCGCCAATGTTCAGTATGTTCACAGACCCGTCTTGATCTATTTTCGCGCTCACATCGTACTGAGTCCCTAAAAAGTGTTTCGTATCAAAAAACATGATACGGGACTTGTAGCTCCCATCGGGCTGAATGTTCACAAAGACGGTATCTATTGGTGCCATGTCGGGCTTCATAGACTGGATCTTTTCGATAATTGCCTGAACGACAAGTGGGGGCACTGGGGCCGTCAGGTCGATGTCACCCACTGCATACGTCGCGGACTGGCGGCCGTTCCACAGAAAGAAAAGGACGAGGACCGTGAGAACCAGAATC